GTTGGCGAAATTGATGCCCGAGACCGCCCAGCCTTTGGTTAGCGCTATCGCATATATCGCTGTTTGTTGGGGATTCTGTAAAGTGGTCTTGATATCCCGGTGCCCAAGCCGCTCCATGACAGTTTTCGGGTTTACTCCATTCTCTGCCAGACGGGTTCCATGCGTGTGCCTCAGACAGTGGGAGTGGAATAAAGGGTTGCCCAGATCATAATGAACCACACGTGCGCAGTATTTGAAGGAATCTGGTGTGTATAACTGTCCACATTCTTGTACAACCAGTGGATAAATCTCCTGGTATGGCACAGGCAAGTCCGCACGGTACTGGACAATGGAATTGTCTGGGAGTCGGTAGGTCTTCATGTAGTACGGACCATACTCAATCATATTTTTCTTGCGCTGATGCAGTTCGTTCTGGAGAGCCTGCTTCAGAGTGTCACCGAACTTTACTGTCCGGTATGATTCATACTTTGGAGGACGGAAGAACCAGGCATGATCTTCCTTGGTGAGCTGCTGGGCGATGTGGATCTCATTATTTTCCAGATCCAGATTATGGAGCAGGTCTATGCCGTAGGTTTCAGAGATACGTGTACCGAGGTAATATCCGACCATAAGGGGGAGATAGGAAGATGTACCTTCCGGAAAGCGGGCAAGGATCCGTTGGAACTCTTCCTGCGGAAGGACATATTCTTTATGCTCCTTTGATTTGGTATTCTTTGGCATTCGTCCAATCTTCACATACAGGCAAGGGTTCTGCTGCACATATCGTAGGGGCTGTATTGCATAGTTGAATGCTCCTGACAGGCAGGAGAGTGTGTTACTTATCATATTCCGGGAAAAGCCTTTGAGCTTCATCCCATCTATAAACCGCTGCACGACATCCGGAGAATTTGCCAGGGCATAGAGCCGGTATTGCCCGAAAGCTGGCTTCAGATGGTTTCTGACTATGTTCTCATAACCGGAGTAGGTGTTGTATGTATAACCTACGTGGAGATTTTTCCTGATGGCATTTTCCAGCCAATAATCCAGATAGTCAGCTACACTGATCTCCTTCGGCTTATTGACGGATCCGGCAGAATTATATTTTTCGTATGCGGCAATACCAGCTTCGTAAGCAGCCTTTTCAGTCGGATATCCAGCATCGCTTATCTGCTGTCTCTTCCCATTCACAGGGGCTGCTTCAAATCTGTATTCCCAGTTGGCTGGTTTCTTCTTACCGTTCTTGTAAAATTTCCCTTCGTTACGGTTCCTGGTATTAACTTTTCCCATGTCATCCTCCTTAAAAATGCGTATATTTTAATCCACAGTCTTTGATAGACCAACAAAAGGGTATAAAAATAACAGCCAGTGGAACGGGTGTTCCGCTTGCATGGCTGCCCGGAAGATGATACAATATCTTTGCGAAATTGGTTGCATCATCCTTCGGGAGTGTAATCTATGTGAGACGGTTCTCTGTTGGAGCAGGGAGCCGTTTTCTTTTATAAATCAAGAGTGTTTATATAAAATTTCTTTTACACCATTATTTGATGTTTCGACAGATTTTATTTCTAGGTTATTTTTAATAATTCCTAAGTTTACCACACATAAATAAGACTGTATCCAGCATATCAAACGTGCTTTTCCAATACTTCCATTTTGCAAATAGTATATTTCGCCAGTGTATTTTTCGTTAGTTTCTAAATCATAAGCTTTTTCTGTTGCAAAATGTAATATCAACGGGTACTTTGAGTTTTTTCCCGTTGGTGTATATGGTGCACATTCAAAAAAAGTATAATACTGAGTACAAGAGTCAACAGGTGTATTGATTGTTTGCGTTACGAAAGATATTTTATCAATCGGAATCTTATAGTTGAATGCTAGCTTTGCTAATGGGATAGCTTGAACTATAAATGTATTAACATACTCTATATCTTTCAATACGGTTGGCTGGTTGGCTTTGTCAATTAACATACGAGCCATCCTGTGATCGTAAAAAATATTATTGAAGATGAATTGTTTTAAGTTAAATTTATTCATATCTTCTGGAGATATTTTTTCTAATTTTTCTTTCTCTTCCGCTAATTCAACGGCCTGCTTTAAACGAGCATTTTTTTCATCAGGAGATTCTGAAAAATAAGGGCTGTCACTGTATTGTTCAATTTTTTTGTAACATGCAGCACGCGTGTCTTCTGGAAATTTATGAAAAAAACGGTTTACATGTGATCTTAAAATACCATCAATGCTCCATATTTCATCATTGATGATAAATTCGGTTTTACAAAGCGGAATTTCATCTATACTTTTGGCTGAATCTATATCATATTTTACTCCATTTATATAATAAAATCGTGGAAAAATGGAATATTGAGAAAGCGTTTCTTCAAAATGGTCTGGAATGCTTTCATTAGCTTGGTCTTTTGAATCAATATGTAATAATTTTTTGAACAGATTCATGATATCAGCTCCCTATCTACAAAGTGCTACTTGTAAAAATTCTCTTACATTTTAACAGTTCTTCTGTATATCCGGTCATTCTGGCCAGCTGCCCGATTGTGAGATCAGGATGTTCGATAATCTCTGCATCTGGTACCAGAAGTTCCATTGCGAAAGTGTCTGCTTCCTTCTCAAATTTATTCGTATTAAACTGGGTGCGAGTATCCATAAAAATGGCATTAGCTCTTTTATGTAAAAACATATGCCCCAGCTCATGGGCCAGAACAAATCGCTGTTCCGTCTCAGTCAGTCGTTCATCCAGATAAATAATATTGTTACGTTGGAAATACTGATAAAATCCACGTACACCTTCCAAAGGATAATGAACCAGTATCACATTCATTCCTTTGATCATTTCAAAAGGATCACGTGTCTGGTATTTCCGGACAAGTTGTGAAACCCTTCTTTTTATGCACATAGGCATCAGTCCTTTTTGTATTTCTTCGGTGTGTATTTTTCTTTGTTCTTTTTCTTTGCCATTTCCATACCAATCTGCATGGCAGACAGAATGGAGTCAATAGCTTCCGGTGATGCCGGATCGCCGTCAAACATCAATCCTTCCTGAGACAAGAGCTGTTCTCTGGTCTGATCGAGGATCTTCTCGATGTCTTTTTCATCCTTTGAAGTGAGAGACACCTCTGATAGTGCATCCCCATTCAAAAGGTAATCCATCGTAACATCAAAATATTTAGCTACGGCATTTAGCTTATCTGCATTTGGGGTAGATTTATCCCATTTTACAATTGTACTATTTCCAAAACCTAATTCAGATTCGAGAGTAGGCAAGCTAATGCCGCGTTCCTGTGCGAGTGCTTTAACGCGGTCTTTAAGAGTCATAATAGTCTCCCTTCTGATACGAGAAAAAAATCTCGAAAAAGTATTGACAAAAAGAAAATATTCTCGTATAGTAGGGAATGTAAAGAGAAAACATTCTCGTAAACTTAACACAGAAAACAAACGCCAATTTGAAAAACTGTGATTAGGAGAATATATTCGTATTGCTTATTTGTATAATAGAATATTTTCTCATAAAAGTCAATATAACAATGAGAATATTTTCTCTAATTCTAACAGGAGGTGAGAACGTGCTTTTTGATAACATTAAAAGCTTATGCGAGCGAAAAGGAATATCGGTCTGGAGACTGGAACGAGATTTAGGATTCTCGAATCGCAGCGTGAGTAAATGGAATGAAACAGATCCGGGAATCCGCAAAGTACAAAAAGTGGCCGATTACTTGGGTGTAGCAATAGAAGACCTGTTGAAGGAGTAGGAGGTGAGAAGAGATGGATTATATTTCTTTGATTATGGCAATTGCTTCGATAATTTTAGGCGTTGTAGCAGTTGTCAGAGGTTAAAAAGAAAAGCCCCACCTGAGTCGCAATCAGGCAGGGCAAGCACCAAAATCTGGTAGCTATGAAAAATAACCATTTTCATTGTACCAGATCGGAGAGGAGATGGGCAAGAAAAAGATGGAAGAAATGTTATACACAGTTAAAGAAGTGGCGGAGATATTAAAGACCAATACGTCTTATGTGTACGCATTGAAGCGTGCCGGGAAGCTGAAGTTCATGAAGATCGGCAGTCTGAAGTGCCGCAGGGTCACACTGGAAGCATTTCTGGAGAAGTACGATGGCATGGATCTGTCAGATCCGGAGAACATCACACAGCTGATCCAGAAAGATATTGAGGAAACTGGAAAGGAGCGTTTGGCATGATCCACATTATCAAAGATTTATATATTGATCCAGAAGATCAGTGCTATACACTCTGTCGGAAAAAGACCGGTACTCGGAATGGTGAAGCAGCAGAGGTGTATGACAGACTGGGATACTACTCCACCTTGAAATGTGCCGTTAAAGCGGCGAACAACCAGTACCGGAAGGAACTTCTGCAGGAGCGAGATTACACGCTGGAAGAAGCCATTAAACAGCTTCGGAATGCTGATGAAGTTCTGGAGAACGTGCTGTATCGGGCTCTGGGGGATAAGTGATGAAGATGTTAATTGTAAAGCTGTTGTATCAGCTGTATGGCGAATTTAGTATCTGCTTATTCGTGTACGGGATACTGTGGTTGGCAGAAGCGATATGTGACAACAAGGACATACCGTTGGCCGTTGTGACAGCGGTAGGAGGGCTTGCCTGTGTGTTTATCACAGGAATCATTTACGAGGAATATGAGTTATGAAAGATTGCAAGTGGGTAATCATCCTGCTGGTATGCCTGATGATCTGGGCAGTGGTGCTGGCGGGAGTGTTAAAGATTGGAGGATAAGATGTTAAAGGTTTTTGAGGACAAGATGGTTATTACCAGAAGCGAGTATGAGGAATATGTGCAGCTTAAGTATTTTAGAAAAACGTTGGACGAGCTGTCTAAAACAAAGAAATACTTTGATTCCGGAGAGATACGCAAGGCTCTGGGACTGAATGCGGTAGAGGAAGAAAAGCATGGTATGGAAGTATAAATGCGATGCTTGCGGTTGCAACCTCGATCCGGGAGAGGGACTGCTGTGTGAAGAGTGTCGAGCCAGGATAAGAGAACGGACAAGACGAGGCAGGCAGTTAGATAAACTGCTGGATACAGAGAAACCGCAGATCCGGCTGAAGTTGGAGGAGATGGCATGTGTTTAGAAGAACCGTATATCCTCTGCGATGAATGCGGTGGGAAGATCTACAAGGAAACTGATAAATATGAGCAGGATGACTGCTACGAGATTGACGGATACAGGTTGTGCGCTGATTGCGTGATGCGGTATCTGAGAAGGGAACACAGGGTGAGGTTAAATGGTTGATTTTGGACAACTGGCAAGTGTGGACGTGAGCAAGCACGTTGAGAAAAAAAACGGACTGAACTACCTGTCATGGTGCTGGGCATGGTCGGAGATCGTAAGAAGATATCCGGATGCCAGATACGAGATCCAGATGTTTGACGGAAAGCCATATCTTGAAGATCCGGACCTTGGCTACATGGTTATGACAAAGATGGTTGTTGACGGAGTAGAGCTGACCATGTGGCTGCCGGTGATGGACGGAGCCAACAAGGCCATGAAGTCCGAGCGTTATACATACCAGGTAAAAGAGTACAAGAATGGAAGCTGGACAGGCGGATACATTGAGAAACCGGTGGAAGCGGCAACCATGTTTGACGTAAATACAGCAATCATGCGGTGTCTGGTAAAAAACATTGCCATGTACGGTCTGGGGCTTTACATCTATGCAGGGGAAGATCTTCCACCAGCAAAGCCAGCCGGAAAGACCAGACTTGAGAAGATTGAAAAGCTCTGCAAAGAGCTGGACGTAAACATCGAAATGATGTATCGGAAGTATGGTGCAGAGTATGGCGGAGAACTCAGGGAAGATGTGGCAGACGTGATGATTAAGGTGCTGGAGACAGCCAAAGATAAAAAGAAAAAGGATGATGCTGAGTGCACACCATAGCAGAGATCCAGAAAGTAAAGCAGACAGCAGAGGGAACGGATCTGATCATCCATATTCCGAAACTGCAACTGCAGGACATGCTCATGAAGAAGCGGATCCGAAAGTCGGAGATCAGATTTGATGATGGACGGACCATCTCCGTTGAGCAGAGGAAGAAAGCATATGCCACGATCAAGGACATAGCGGAACATGAAGGGAATCTTCCAGAGGTTGAAAAAGAGCTGATGAAATATCAGCACATGATCCGGATGGGATGTGACCATTTTTCTCTGTCGAATTGTTCAATGGATATGGCAAGGGAATTTATCAATACACTTATGGAACATGCCATAACAACCGGTGTGCCTCTGACGGCGGCTGGAGTTGAAAGAACAGACGATATTGGAAGATACCTGTATTACTGTATCAAAGCCAAGAAATGCTGTGTATGCGGTAAACCGGGTGAGATCCACCATGTAGACACGATTGGAATGGGAAACGACCGGCGTAAGGTTGATGATTCCGAATATCGGAAAATGTGCCTTTGCCGTGAACATCATACGATGTGGCATAACTTAGGCGATGAGCGGTTCCAGAAGATGTACAAGGTCTATGGAATCGTAATAAAAGATCAGTTACCTCCGGGCGATAATATATCACACAAAAGCCCATGATGGATATATCTTCAAGATTGTTTCTCAACCGGCGGCTCAGACCGCCGGAGAAAGGAGACGGATGAAGGACAAGAAGAAAGCTGCTGAGGATCTGTTTTACCGGATCGGCTATGGGCGAGAGTCCAGAGTCGAGAGACCAAGGAACAGAGCAGTGGACAGAAGCCTCCGCCGGATGATTGGTGAATGGAATGAGCATAGCGACAACGACACGATCATCAATGTCGGGGATGGTTATTACAAACCAAGATTAAGTGTTCCGGATGAAAAGCTGGAATGCAAGCAATATATAGCGCAAGAGACTGCCAGAGCATATAGGGTACTGGACAAGATCAAACCTATGTGGGCGGCATTTGAAAGGATGGATAAGCATGGTAAACGGGAAGAAGAAGGGGAAGGCCGGGGAGCTGGAAGTGGCGAGGATTTTACGCAGCTACGGTTACCCTTGTAGAAGAGGTCAGCAGTATGCCGGAGCCAACGGTGATGCGGATGTGGTAGGGCTTCCGGGTATCCATATCGAGGTCAAGCGGAGAGAAAATCTGAACGTCTACGAAGCCATTGAACAGGCAAAAAGAGACGCGGCGAAGATCGGAACCATGCCCACGGTTATGTGGCGTAAAAACGACCATGAATGGCTTGTGACGATGCCTATGGAAGCTTGGATGCAGCTCTATCAGAAAGCAGGCCTGTAGGTGGATGCCTATGGGTGGACATATCAAGATAGACCGGAAGATTCTGGAATGGGAATGGTATTCGGACATAAACACCTGTCGGCTGTTTATCCATTTGTTACTGAAAGCCAACTGGAAGGATGGGCGGTTCCAGGGCACTGAGGTGCCGAGGGGATCGCTGGTAACATCCTATAACAGCCTTTCCAAACAAACAGGGCTGTCAGTGCAGAACGTAAGGACAGCGATAAAACACCTAATTTTAACAGGCGAGATAACAAGCAAGCAACAGGCAAAATTCACTGTAATTACAGTAAAAAATTACGATAAGTACCAGTTAGATAACAGGGTAACTAACAATCTCCTAACAGAGAACCAACAGGCTTCTAACAAGCTTCTAACAACAATAGAAGAAGGAAAGAAAGTAAGAAGGGAAGAAAGTAATAATAATACTATGTCGGGCGAGCCGTCTACGAGTAGGGGTCAGCCGTATGCAGAGATTATTGATTACCTGAACCTTAAAGCCGGTACACGGTATAAGCACTCGTCCGAAGATACCCGTAAACATATACGGGCAAGGATAGCTGAAGGATACACAATAGATGATTTTAAGGTTGTGATCGACAAGAAGGTCGATGAGTGGAAAGGGACACCGCAAGAAAAATACCTGAGACCAGCTACTCTGTTTGGAACCAAGATGGAGTCTTACGTGAACCAGAAGATTACTAAGGAATCCAGAGCAAAACAGACAGGCTTCAGTAACTTCCAGCAGCGCGATTATGATTTTGATGCACTGGAACAGCAGTTGCTGCGGAGTCAGAAAGGAGATTAAAATGGCACATTTATTTGAGCTGTACTGCGAAGATCGGCTGATCGGCAAGAACAAGACAGCTACCCAGATCGCGGAACTGATGGGCATCACAGTCGGACAGGTTACCGCATACGCAAAAAGTGGCGAACTGATAAATGGCAGATACAAAGTTGTCCGGATTCCAGAGAAGTTTGATCCTGAGCTTGTCCCGCTGATGAGTGAGTGGGAGAAGGTCACGGAGCCATTCCGGCGGGTGATCTGGTGTAAGCATCTGACTGATGGGGTTCGGCAGTTAGGAGGCGGGTTGAAATGGAGATGCTGAAGACGAGCAACGAGCTGTGTGGCATATGCGTCTACGGCCTTAAAGACTGCGGACAGGCAAGAGTGATCTGCGGATACCTGCTGCAAGCTGGCAGAATGAGAAAGTGCGAGGTTGGATGGTACGACAAGTTCGAGGAAAAGCGGAGGAAGCAGAAATGAAGAATAAAGAGAAGTATGCGGAAGAGCTGATGGAGATTGCAATATCTGGATATAGCGTTGCCGTTATCAATGGAAAGCCAGTGAGATGCGGCGCAACAAATACAGATTGCAAATTGTGCATCGGAAATAAACCAGGCTATTGTAACCGTGAAAAAGTGAGAGAATGGGCGGAATCTGAATACGTAGAACCATCGGTAGATTGGAGTAATGTGCCGGTAGATACGAAAATTCTTGTGAGCGAAGATTCTGAACTTTGGTATAGAAGATATTTTTCAAAGTTTAAAAATGGAAAAGTATATGCATTTTTTAACGGAGGCACATCGTGGAATTCTGCTGATGGCGATACTGCTTGGAAATACGCAAAATTAGCTGATGAATAGAAATCGAAAGGAGTGAGAGGTTTGCTGGCCAGCGTGAAAGAGCTCTTTACTCCGAGAAGAAAATGGAATCCGTACAGGAAAGAATGGAGCGGCTGGGAACATATGAAAAGATAGCATCATTCATGCAAAAGGAAAAGCAAGATTATGCTTTTAAGCGAAAATACGCACAGATCCGGGCAGAGGAATTTGCTACGGAATGCGATGGACGTGGACTGAACTACCATGTGTCAGTCGGTGGATTGGACAGTATTGTTTTATACCTGTTTTTGCATGAGGTTTGCAATATCAACGCACCGGGCGTGAGTGCATCCATGCTGGAGGACAAGTCAATCCAAAGGGTGCATAGGGCACTGGGGATCATTCGGGTACCACCGCTGAGAAGAGATGATGGGAAGCTCTGGACGAAAGCCAGGGTGATACAGGAATTTGGATTCCCGGTGATCTCGAAGGAAGTAGCAGCGAAGATCGAATTGTTGCAGAACCCATCAGAGAAGAACAAAACAGTCCGACATGCCATCATAACCGGTGAGACTGGAGAGTATGGTGGCTGGCAGAAAGACTCCAACATGAAGCTGAAGCAACGATGGCTGGAGCTGTTCGGTGGATATGAAAATGAGAATGAAGGGTGCAATTATCAGAAGCCGGATTTCCTAGTATCTTCCAAGTGCTGCTATTACCTCAAAGAGAAGAACTGTGATAACTGGGGTAAGGAGCATAACAGTGTACCTTATCTGGGACTGATGGCATCCGAGGGCGGCAGACGTGCCAAGAGCCTGCGGATGAATGGATGTAATTACTTCGGAAAGTCAACCATCAGATCAGCACCGTTTGCAATCTTCCACAGACAGGATATTTTGACCTTGGCTCTGGAGATGGATCAGATGTGGAAAGATGGATTGAAAGAAAAGTATCATGAAAAGCTTCTGGAGGAAGAAAAGATTGCAGAGAGCTTCCAGATGCCGGACAGCATTATTCCAGAGATTTATGGAACCATTGAAAAGAAACCAGATGGAACCCTATATACCACAAAGGCACAGCGTACCGGTTGTTCAATGTGTGGATTCGGAATCCACATGGAGAAAAGACCTCACCGGTTCGATATGTTGTACAAGGAAAATCCGAAAGAGTGGGATTACCTGATGTTCCATATGTGCAAGGACGCTGATGGAAATGACTATGGTTGGGCGAAGGTACTTGATTATATCGGCGTTGATTGGGATCCAACTACGATTGGTGGGAACTGTAAGGGACAGATAAGTTTGCCGCTGGATCAGATGAAGTGAGGTATAGATGACAGACAAGGAAAAGTTAGAACGATATGAAAAAATGAATACTGGAATTAGACCCAAATATCACAAAGGAAATCATATTAAAGATTGGTGGACATGTGGGAAATGCGGAGCAACGGTGTCCTGCGGTGTAATATCTGATTTTTGTAGGAGTTGTGGATATAGGATTAAATGGGATCATCCCAGATGTTTAACGGGGATAGACGTAGAATAGAAGAAAGGAGCCGAGACTCTGGCCAGAGTGAAGCATATGCGGTCTCCTTTTATGAAATGACATACAAAGAGTTTTTGGAAACAAAGATTGAGCTTGCGACAGAGAGCGGATTCATAGTGGATCCGGAGAAAGTCAATAAAGCATTGAAGCCACACCAGTGTGATGCTGTGATGTGGGCATTAAGAGGTGGCAGACGGGCATTATTTGAGAGCTTCGGACTGGGAAAAACAGTGCAGGAAATCGAATTTTGCCATATGGCAGCGGAACATAGCGGCGGACGTGCGTTGATCGTGTTACCGCTTGGAGTAAAACAGGAATTTACCAGAGATGCGGTGGAAGTTCTGGGGTATGAGAAACCAGAATACTGCCGAACGATGGAAGAGGTGGAACAGAGTACCAGTCAGATTGTGCTGACAAATTATGAGCGCGTCAGAGATGGAGACATCCGGCCGGAATACTTTGCAGCAACTTCGCTGGATGAAGCCAGTGTATTGCGGAGCTTCGGTAGCAAGACCTATCAGACGTTCCTGGACAAATTCAAGAACGTGCCGTATAAGCTTGTGGCAACTGCTACTCCGTCACCAAACAAATACAAAGAGCTGATCCATTATGCCGGATACTTGGAAGTGATGGACACCGGACAGGCATTGACGAGATTCTTCCAGCGTGACAGCACCAAGGCGAATAACTTAACCCTGTATCCGAACATGGAAGATGAGTTCTGGATGTGGGTGAGTAGTTGGGCATTATTTATCACGAAACCTTCAGATCTGAATCCTACATATTCGGATGTCGGTTATGATCTCCCACCGTTGGAAGTGCGATGGCATGAACTGCCGGTACACTATGGAGATACCGCCGATAAGAGCGGACAGATGCAACTCTTCCAGGAAGCGGCGGAAGGACTGAAAGAAGCTGCAGCAGTGAAGCGTGACAGCATAGATCAACGAGTAGCCGAGATGAAGAAGATTGTAGAAGAATCTCCGGATGATCATTTCCTTTTGTGGCACGATCTGGAAAATGAACGGCATGCAATCAAAAAGGCATTACCAGAGACAGTGGACATTTATGGAGCTATGGATTATGACCTGAGAGAGCAGAGAGTGATTGATTTCTCAAATGGAGAGACAAAGCTGTTTGCCACAAAGAAATCATTATCGGGATCCGGATGTAATTTCCAGAGATATTGCCACCGGGAGATATTTCTCGGAATTGATTATGAATTTAACGATTTTATCCAGGCTGTGCACCGGTGTTACAGATTTTTACAGAAAGAACCGGTTGTGATCGACATCATTTACATGGAGAATGAGCGGCAGATCAAGGAAGCACTGCTGGAAAAATGGAAGAACCATAATCACATGGTGGCAAAGATGATAGAGATCGTGAAGAAATACGGATTGACATCGGCGAATAAAGCAGAGCGATTGGAAAGGAAGATGGGCGTGGAAGGCAGCAGAGAAGAAAGAACGGTTAGAGGAAAGCATTATGAAGCAGTCTATGGCGATTGCGTGGAAGAGACAAGAGCAATGGAAAGTAACAGCGTTGATCTGATACATACCTCGATTCCTTTCGGCAATCATTATGAGTATAGTGCCAATTACAATGATTTCGGTCATAACCAGAATACAGACCGGTTCTTTGAACAGATGGATTTTCTTACACCGGAATTACTGAGAGTGCTCAGACCGGGACGTGTGGCAGCAATCCATGTCAAGGACCGTGTACTGTTCGGCAATGCAACTGGTACCGGAATGCCGACGATTGAGCCGTTTCATGCTCAGTGCATAAGCCATTACATGAAACACGGATTTCAGTATTTTGGCATGATCACAGTGGTTACAGATGTAGTGCGAGAGAATAATCAGACTTACCGACTGGGATGGACAGAACAGTGCAAGGACGGATCAAAGATGGGAGTAGGATGCCCGGAGTATATTCTGCTTTTCAGAAAACTTCCAACAGATAGATCCACGGCATATGCGGATATACCGGTTAAGAAGTCCAAAGAGGATTATACCAGGGCACAGTGGCAGATTGATGCTCATGGATATTGGAGATCATCTGGAGACCGTTTGATCAGCAAGAAAGAGTTGGAAAACATATCTGTAGATAACCTGCAGGCAGTGTACCGGAAGTACAGCCGAGAAAGCATATACAGCTATGAAGACCATGTGAATCTGGCAAAGAAACTGGATGAAAATGGAAAGTTACCGGCTACGTTCATGGTGGTTGCACCGGGATCCTGGAATCAGTTGGAGGTATGGGACGACATCAACCGGATGCGTACCCTTAACACAACGCAGAGCCGCAGACGCGCTCAGATGCATGTGTGCCCGTTACAGCTGGATATCGTGGAGAGAATCATCAATCGTTACAGCAACGAGGGCGATACGGTTTATGACCCGTTTGGAGGGCTTATGACGGTGCCTATGACAGCAGTAAAGATGCACCGGTATGGAAAAGGCTGTGAGCTAAATCCAGATTACTTCCGGGATGGTGTTGGATATCTGCAGGCTGTAGAGAACGAGGTGGATGAGCCGACACTGTTTGATTTTATGGAGGTATAGGTTATGAGTAAATCAAGATATTCCAAGACCAAAGCAGCAGGGCAGTTGGTAGGTATGAGCAGATACAGGAAACAGTTCGGGCAGCAGGCGCATTTAGTGCCTGCCGAGAACCGGCAGATGAGGAGAATGCGAAAAGATGATTCACGGTGAGTTGATAGTAGATAATTTTGCTGGTGGTGGCGGTGCTTCCACTGGTATTGAGCTGGCAACAGGATACAGTGTGGACATAGCCATCAATCATGATCCAGAAGCCATCCGAATGCACAAGATGAATCATCCTAACACGAAACATTATTGTGAGGATGTATGGCAGGTAGATCCAGTAAAAGCCTGCAATGGGAACCCAGTGGGTCTGGCATGGTTTTCGCCGGACTGTAAGCATTTTTCAAAAGCTAAAGGCGGTAAACCAAAGGACAAGAACATCAGAGGTCTTGCATGGGTAGCCTGCAGGTGGGCGGGACTGGTGAGACCAAGAGTTATCATGTTGGAAAATGTGGAGGAGTTCAAGACATGGGGTCCACTGAACAGGAGTCACAGACCGATCAAGAGTCAGATCGGAAAAACATATCAGAAATTCATTCAGCAGTTGCAGAAACTTGGGTATGAGGTGCAGACACGGGAGCTTGTGGCAGCAGATTACGGTGCACCGACTATGAGAAAAAGGTTCTTTCTGATCGCCAGGTGTGATGGAGTGCCGATTATGTGGCCAGAGCCGACACATGGACCGGCAGACAGTGAGGCGGTAAAAGCCGGCTTGTTAAAGGCGTATGTTGGAGCTTATACACAATTTGATTTTTCTTTACCATGCCCTAGTATTTTTGATACTTCAGAGGAAATCAAGGAAAAATACGGGATTCGGGCGGTTCGACCATTGGCGCAGAAGACAATGGAGCGGATTGCACGTGGTCTGAAAAAATTTGTTCTGGAGAATCCGGAGCCGTTTATTATCCAGTGTAACCACGGGGGTGAGCGTAGACCGAATGATATCAGAGAGCCGATGCCAACCATAACCGGAAAACATGGCTACGGAATTGTGAATCCAGTGATGACTCCGATAATTGATAAGGCATATGGTGGAAATTATGCAGGGAGCGGTAGCAAGGTAGATGATCCAATAGATACAATTACCACGGTTGATCATAACAGGTTGGTTGTTCCTACTCTGATTCAGTATCATTCGGAGACAACAAAGGATGAAGTGAGAGGGCAAACTATCACAGATCCAATCATGACTGTAGATGGTTCAAATCGTTACGGATTGGTTGCATCATTTTTAAGTAAATTTTATAAGAGCGGTACTGGGCAGGATATCAGGGAGCCATTACATACTGTGACCACATCGCCTGGGCACTTTGGGGAAGTCAGAGCATTTTTAATTAAATATTACGGTGATTGCACCGGACAGGATATCAAAAAGCCGCTTGATACTGTTACGACCAAAGATAGATTTGGGCTTGTGACCATTGCAGGGGTAGATTATCAGATTGTTGATATCGGGCTGAGGATGCTGGAACCAAGAGAGTTATATGGATGCCAGGGTTTTCCAAAAGACTACATAATAGATCATGATTACACCGGAAAGATATATCCGAGAGCAGAGCAGGTCAAGCGTTGTGGAAATGCGGTATGCCCACCGATTCCGGCAGCAATGGTCAGAGCTAATCTGCCAGAGCTTTGTGTGGCGGAGAGAATGCCGAATATGCGGATACAGGCAGAACAGACCGGGCAACTCCGGTTTGCGTAACTCAAATTAACTCGAGTTAACTCAATTAACGAGTTAATTTAACTAGGCTGATGAATTGGAGGATGGAAATGAATTACGAGTTAGAATTATACAAACTTATCATGACACCAGAGGAAGATGATCCAGATATTTCATATGTTGACGAATTTGGATGGATCAATGATACGGAATTTTGCGTTTGGATAAACATTATATGGCTTAAGGATTTCATGGAAAGAATCCGAAAAATATTTGGGGCATGTGCATTTGACGAGGGTGGGATAGACGCAAAAGTTGGATGCGACTATGTTTTCTTTAATTTGGAAGATATAACAGGCATGTATGGTGTAAATCTGGAAGAATTATTTCCTAAAAGCAAATATAAACATTGATGAGGATTGATGCGTTATAGCCTGGATGCCACTGATGGAGCCGTGGAAAGGAGAACGAGTATGAATAAAGTGGTTGAGTTTATCCCAGAAGATGATCTTTGCCAGTTTTGCCGGAAACGGAAAGCAACGTTGCTGTGTGATATGCCGCACAGCACCATTGTTACACATGCAAGAGGGAGCGGATTTGAAAGTCGTATTATTACTTGTGACAGAAGAATATGTACTGAATGTGCAACACGGGTGAATGGTTTTGATTTTTGCCCAGAATGTATAAAGAAAATAAAAACAGCACAGAAAGGGGTAAAAGCTGATGGAGAATCTTAAACCGTGCCCGTTCTGTGGTTGTCATGATCGCAGAGTGGGAATCAGAAAAATGGGGAAGACAGGATACAAAGTGATTTGTAGCAGATGTGGAAGTTCTGGACCATATGTAGGAATTGCAGATTTCCCCGACAAAATGGATGCTCAGGAAGAGACAAAGGCAGCATGGAACAGGAGGGCGAACGATGAGACTGATTGATGCAGATGCAATGAATGCAGAGTTATTTTACAAGCAAGTTGGAGGAAAAGACAGTTTAATTACGGCAGAAAGTGCGTTTGAAATGATTAATGCACAGCCTACCGCCTACGACCAGAACAAGGTTGTGGAACAGTTGGAAATGAAAATTGACAACGCAGAATTTGATGAATTGCTGACAAGTAATGAAAAGGATGCGTATGTAGATGCATACAGAAGAGCAATCGAGATTGTGAAAGGTGGCGGTGTAGATGGCTAAACATTGCACAAGAGAATGCCCAGTGGGCGAGACCGAGTGCTGCATCTGCTGTGCTAAAGTAAATTGCGGATGGAAATGTGACGATATGGACAGCTACGAATTTGCGGAGGACTGCCCGGAATATGTGGAGGATGAAGTATGAGAGATAAACCAAATATCGAAGATATGATAAAAGCTCTTAAATGCGTGGCAAGCATGGCTCCAGACGGCGATTGTCATGCGGATATTGAGAACTTCAAACATCTGGACGATGCTGATTTTAAGCGTGTTGTATGTACCGGCTCTGAAAAGCCAAGAGATCCAATAAACGGTGGTGAAGGTCAATGCTGTCCATATTATCAAAAAACATACGGTTGTTGCTTTGAAGATGGGGAGTTGTACTGGCTTGCTGATGTAGCTAAATTGCTGGAGGTGTAAGAATGACAGATTACGAAAAAGGCTATGAGCGTGGCAGGGATGAGATCCTTGCCATGAAAGAGAATGCGGACGGCTGTTGCGGCTGCGCATTTGAGCATGTGGAGCCTTGGGAGCTGCCATGCCGGAAGTGCAAAAGAAACAGTAAGGATTACTGGAGAAAGAAATGTGATCTGGATGAGTGATGATTATTTTGATAAACGAGATGGAGGATGAATGGACGATCTGAGAAAGAACGGCTCCGGATACACAGATCCGACAGCCTACAAAGCTATGAAAAAGATATTGGAGGAGGATAAGATGGAAGAAGCGAGAAGAGGAGAGATCTGGGAAGTGGAACTGAAGAACGGAACAAGGGATGTGCTGGTTGTCCAGCAGAAGCCCGGATATATCACATGCCTGCTGTTACAGGATGAAAGGCCAAAGATGGCGGATCCGGTAGACATCATGGAGGTGGCAAGTAAATCTCTGATGTATGCGGATGCCGGGAAGATGACATATGTGTCGAACACAGTGCCGAGACAGTATATCAAGTCTCTGACAGCAGATAAGATGGATGAAATCATGAAGATGATTGTGCATGCATTGCATTTTCCAGAATGGCATGAAAGGGTTCAGAACGTTGTGAAAGAAAAGACAGACACCACGGATCTGATCCAGGCAAGGACTGAAAGAGATATTTACAAGGACCTGTACAGTGAGCTGATGGAACGGGTAATGAAAGGTGTGTGAGTTGATGACAGAGGAGAATGAAAAGAAAAAAGAATATCTTCGGGGATATCGGAATCATGTTCGCAGGATCAGACGGATTGATGCGGAGCTGCAGGAACTGAGAGAAATGCGGACATCAATATCAGTGAATAATGATGGAATGCCGCATGGATCTGGCCAGAGCGACATGTCTGGATATGCAGCGGAATTGGACAGGTTGGAAAGAGCACTTGTGACAGAGAGACATGACAGAGTGCAGGCTTATAAAGTAATCGTCCAGCAGATCAATATGTTACACAATGAAGTGGAAAAGGATGTGTTATTCTATCGGTATATAAAAGGCCTTGAATGGTATGAGATCGGGGACAAGATGGGATATTCTGAGAGACATATACATAGGTTTCACGGAAAGGCATTGGCACATTTTCAGATCCCGGATAAAAATGTCATAGAATGTCAGTCGCATCAGTGGTATTATGGTAGCATCGAAGAAGCGACAAGGAAAGCAATTCTGAATGTATAAATTTATGCAAGAGTCACCTACGGGTGGCTCTTTTTGTGTCCAATATTAAGGCAAGGAAGGTGAGGTGATGGCAAACAATGAAAACTTAAAACCGGTGCGAACCAAGAGTGAAGCAAGAGAACGTGGAAGGGCAGGCGGAAAGGCATCCGGAGAAGCCAGACGGAAAAGAGCGGACTTCCGGAAGACGCTGAATGCCCTTCTGACAGCAGAGATAGATAGCCCTGAATGGAATCCTTTACTGGAATCATTAGGATTGAATCCGACGCTGGAAGCAGCGATCAATATGGCGATGATCAAAGAAGCACTTGCCGGAAATGTGAAGGCCTATGAAGCTGTGGCAAGATACGCAGGACAGTCGGGTCAGACGGCTGCGGATGATGAGGAGCAGCGGATCCGGACAGACAGGGCGAAGAGAGCCAGGGATCAGGAAGTTGGCGATACAGATAATCAGGATGATAATATCCAGAGTTTCCTGAAAGCCATGAGACCGACAGAGGAAGATCTTGCGGGATTATTCGAGGAGGATGAAACAGATGCCGAAGCGGAAGAAGAGACCGGCGAAGTTTAATTTCAAGCCATTTTCTCCGCAGCAGCAGAGACTGATCCATTGGTGGAGACCGATGATCAGAGCCTCGGAGAACAATTACGTGATCGCAGACGGATCTATTCGATCAGGCAAGACAATAGCCTGTATCATTGGATTCCTTACCTGGTCTCAGGAGATGTTTTCCGGTGAGTCTTTTATCCTGGCCGGAAAGACGATGGGAGCACTGAAGAAGAATGTGGTCAGACCGATGCTGCAGATGTTGGAAGCATGGGGATGGCCATATGAATATATCCGATCCGGTACAGATGCCAGGCTGGAGATTGGTACTAACACTTATTACTTGTACGGCGCAAACACGGAGGCGGCTCAGGATGCTCTGCAGGGCTTAACTGCTGCAGGTGCATATCTGGATGAGGCTGCACTGTTTCCGAAGAGCTTTGTGGATCAGGCGATTGCCAGATGCTCTGTGGATGGCTGGAAGTTCTGGATGAACTGTAACCCGGCGGGACCGCATCACTTCATCCGTGAGGAGTATCTGACCGAAGAAGCCATGAAGCAGAAGAAAGTATATCATCTGCACTTTACGATGGATGATAATCTTTCTATATCTCCAAAGCGTAAAGAAGAATACAAGAATGCATGGCCGCATGGCAGTGTATTCTACAAGCGTTTTATCCTGGGTAAATGGGTGGCAGCTGACGGTCTGATCTACCAGCAGTTTGCAGATCACACAAAAGATTATCTGATCAGCAGTTCCTGGCTTCTGGAGCGTGATGAGCATGGCCGTCTGAAGAACGAAATCGTATATGCAGTTATCGGAGTCGATTTTGGCGGTACAAAGTCGGCTCATTCTTTTACCCTGACAGGATTTACAAAAGGGTATAAGCAGGTAGTGGTACTTGATGAGTATTACTGCAAGAAGCGGATCAACCCAAAACAGCTGCAGGATGATTTTATTGATTTTGTCAAAAGGGCGCAGGCAAGGTACAAGGTCCTGGAAGCCTACTGCGATTCTGCCGAGCAGACTCTGATCAGCGGACTGGAGAGCGCATGTATTCAGGCGCACGTAGCAATTGACCTGAGAAACGCGATCAAGGGACCAATCAATGACCGAATTGCATTTTATAACAGCCTGATTGCTCAGCACCGTTGGAAGGTAATGAAGCACTGCACCCACATTATTGCGGCCTTTGAAGAGGCTGTATATGACGAGAAGAAAAAGAACATGGATGTCCGGCTTGATGATGGTGAGATGAACGTGGACAGCTTGGACAGCACCGAATACAGCACAGAGAGTGTCCAGGAAGACATCCTGTACATTGCTGCATAGGGAGGGCATATGAATCTATCAACGAATACGATCAAGACATATTTGACTGATCAGAAATATACAGTTCCGGCGGATGAGACATACAGCCATATTGATGAGTGGTTGGAATGGTATCAGAATGACGTGAAGAAATTCCATCATTACAAGCTGTACAACGGCAGTGTTGTGACGGAGCAGGAACGTTATAAGCTAGGTATGGCCAAGAAGATCTGCGAAGACTGGGCGAACCTTCTGCTGAACGAGAAGGTGGCTATTAAGGCTGGATCCTACGACAAGCAGCTGAGCGTGATTCTGAGCAGGAACAATTTTTATGTGAAAGGTAATCAGCTTGTGGAGCTTGCCTTTGCGCTTGGAACAGGAGCTTTTGTGGAATACAAGGATGCAGACGATGCGGTTGTGATCGACTACATCAGGGCTGATATGGTCTATCCTCTGGCATGGGACAATGGAAAAATTACGGAGTGCGCTTTTGGCACTTATCAGACCATGAACGGAAAAGAATACATTTACCTGCAGATCCATCGCCTGGGCAGGGAAGATGGCGAGGATCCGGATATGTACTACATTGAGAACAAGTATGTGGATGCAAAATCCGGAAAAGAGGTAGAGCCGCCGGAAGAGATTGAGGAGCATGTGGTCACCGGATCCGTAGAACCGCTCTTCCAGATCATCACTCCAACAATCTGTAACAACATCGAGATGGACAGTCCGCTCGGCATATCTGTGTATGCAAATGCGATCGATCAGGTCAAAGGCTGTGACCTGACATTCGACAGCTATATGAATGAGTTTGTACTTGGCAGGAAGCGGATCATGGTTCCACTCAACCAAGCGAAGATGCAGATGCAGCAGGATGGAACAACAGCACCTGTATTTGATCCGCACGATACGGTTTATTATATAATCCCGGATGACCGGAATGGAAACAATCAGCTGACAGAAATCGACATGAAAATCCGTGCTACAGAGCATGAGCTGGGAATCCAGCGTTGCCTGGATTTGTTGAGCTTCAAGGCTGGAATGGGTACCGGGCGTTATAAGTTTGAAAATGGTAGCGTAAAGACAGCCACGGAAGTAATCTCGGACAAGTCGGACCTGTATCAGAGCCGACAGCGGCATTGCATCTCAATATCAACGGCTATCCTGAATATGGTCCGTATAATTTCGTTCCTCGATACGGGAGTAGCAGTTGATGCGACTGTGGATTTTGATGATTCCATCATCGAGGACAGTAATGCTACGATCGATAAGAATATCAAACTCGTACAGGCTGGACTCAGATCCAAGCTATCCGCAATCATGGAGATCAATAAATGTTCTGAGGCAGAGGCTAAGAAGGAGCTGAAGCGGATTGCCGAGGAAGGGCAGATTACAGGTCAGGACATTGACTGGACAGGAGGGGATGGGAATGAATCGGAATCGGATGATGATCCGCCCGAAGAGGATGATGAAAAAGACGGTTCAGGAACCGATGCTGATCAGGATTCTGAAAAGGATAATCCAGAAGATAAAGGATAGGGTGATCAGTTATGGATTTGCTCGAAAATCAAACGGCAGCGGAATCTGTTGATATTGTGTTCCAGGATCTGGAAGCGATGCTGATGCGGAATATCATCAGACATTGTCAGGATTATGATCAGCCGATTGCTACAGATACATGGCTGCTGCAGAAGCTGGCAGAGATAGGACGTCTCGATCAGGAAAACATCAAACTGATTGCTCAGATGACAGGAATCTCTCAGACAGCGATGGAGCGGATGCTGAATGAATCTGCTGACGAAGCACTTAAGCAGGTAGAGCCTGCACTTGCTTATCTGACACGTGAAGGGCTTGCAGGAAAGCCTATAAAGCTGCGAAAAAGTAAGCATGTACAGAATACCATGAAGGACATGAAAGCTCAGGCAAAGAGCACGCTGAACCTCTGTAACACAAATATGTTGTATAAGGCAAGGGAAGCTTATCAGAAGCTGGTCAATAAAGTAGCTGCGGATGCTTCCGAGATTGCTGATAAGCAGTCTTTTCTGGATCGCCTAAATGTGCACGGGACAGCAGTCACGATTGGAGCAGAGTCCAGACAGCAGGCTATGCGGAGATGCATTGAGGAGTTCAATGACAAAGGCATTCCTGCATTTGTAGACAAGCGTGGTCGTGAATGGACTCCGGAAGCCTATGTGAATATGGCTATGAGAAACACGGCCAAGAATACTGCAGATGAGGTGCAGACAGCCAGATGCCGTGATTATGGTGTGAATCTGATTGAGATCGATTCCCATTCCGGAGCCAGACCTAAATGTGCGAAGGACCAGGGAAAGATATACGATCTTAACAATGGCAGCGGATACACGACAGATGCCAAAGGGAGAAAGGTGCAGTATTATCCCTGGAACTCCACCAGCTATGGAGAACCAGACGGGATCCTCGGCATCAACTGCAGGCATCACAAATATCCGTTCTTTCCGGGCATGAGCTTACAGACTTATTTCCCGGTGGAGGATCAGGAAGCCAGTGACCGATTGTACAAACAGACACAGGTGCAAAGAGCTCTGGAGAGGGATGTCCGGAAGCAGAAGCGAGAGTGTATGCTGTACAAAGAGCTGGGTGATGATGAAGCCTTTGAACAGTCCGCAGTAAAGCTGAAAGCCAAGGAAGCAAGGCTCCGGAAATATGTTGGAGACAATGATCAGCTGCACCGGAGAAGAGACCGGGAGCAGGTGGTTGGCTTTGACAGGAAAATCAGTGCAGAAGCGGTGGCGATAAATAAAGCCTATACAAAAGCCCTAAATACTGATAAAATACCATTAAAAGACACGATTATCCATCGAAGTGTTGGTGCAAAATTTAAGAATTATAAAGTTGTTGATAAAGCAACAGGTGTGGAGTATGAATTTGCGGCAGGAAGCCGTATTCAAAACTCAGAGGTGTTCGCTGGAAAAGGAACCAAACATCCACTTCATGAAGGTGTTGCGGAAGGATTGACAGAGCAATATGGTGGCAAAACATCCGAATGGCAACATGCGAAAGGGTATGGTACGTTGATTGATCCAGATACAGGAGAGGAGCTAAGTGCTGAAGTTCATTGGTTCCAGGAAAAGAGTGTGGGTAAAGTAAAATTCAAAGTAAAGGAGTGGTTGGATGAAGGTTAGGTACCTTGGAAAGACAGAGTTTCTTGTGCTTACAAATAATAAAGTGTATGATGTCATCTCTGTAGAGAAAGGCTGGTACCGGGTTGTCGATGACTCCGGAGAAGATTATTTGTATCCCCCAAAATATTTTGAAATAGTAGAAGAGTAGATACCACTGGTCAATAGGCTGGTGGTATTTTTATACCCATTTTGAGGGAAAAGTTATGAATCAATATTACACGGTAACAAAAGATGTGGACATTCTGGCACCGTCATGGCTGGCAGATCGCATCGAAAGACACATAGCAACAATCCTGTATCGGACCAGAGATGGACATGCAGAAGTGAAAGGAGTGAGGATAAAAGGTGATGGGGTGGCACAGATCGGTGACACGATCATGTTTGATGGCAGACGGATATCCGTAGAAAGGCGGTGATCCAGATATCTCGGAGCTGTCCGTTAAACAGTGAGTGACTCCAGGAAGGAGGAATACGTAGTGATAACGGTAACTATCACAGAGAATGGTCTTACGATAGACGGCCATGCGGGTTACGCAGAAATCGGGAAAGATATTGTATGTGCTGCAGTGTCGAGTCTGACACAGGGACTGATACATTCGCTCAAGGCTTTGACGGATGATGAGATCTCTTACAGAGTTGCAAGCGGACATGCGGAAATAACGTATAAGGATCTATCAGAAAGAGGAAAGCTTCTGGTCGATTCTTTTTTTATTGCTGTGAGTGACATACAGCTTACTTACGGTGATGACTATGTGAAAATAGGCGCCGAACGGGCGTAAAACGGAAAGGATGGTATTCAGATGAAATACAGAACAATGCTGGTAAAGGGCTATATGCTGAATCTTCAGCTGTTTGCGGAAGGATCCGAAGGAGCTGATGACGGCGGGGATGATGGAGAAGAGGACTCTGACGGTGATGACGACGATGATGGTGGTGACGATGATCAGGATGAGAAGAAATATTCCCAGAAGGACATCGATGATGCTGTGAAGAAGCGTCTCGCCAGGGAAAAGCGCAAATGGCAGAGAGAACAGCAGAAGCAGACAGAGAAACCTGACGGCAAGGGAAAAGCCGGTGAAGATGGCAAAAAGGATGATGAGGACAAGGAGACAAAAGCTCTTCGGGACAAGGCTGCAAAAGCTGATGATCTGGAGCTGAAGTGGACATGTCTGGAACATGATGTGGATAAGTCCTGTGTAGATGATGTCCTCGCATTAGCAAAAGTGCACATGGCTAAAGATGAGGATATGGACATCGAGGATGCCATTGATGAGGTACTGAAGAAGTATCCACAGTTTAAGGCTGGATTATCCAAGGATGAGGATGATGATAACGATGATGAAACAGAAAAGAAAAAGTCCTGGGGACAGCGGCAGAGGGGCGGAAGCAAGAAGACTTCCGGGGTAGAAGCTGCATTCCTGAAACGCAATCCAGGACTTAAAATTGATTGAGGAGGAATAGGAGTATGAAATTTTTAATGTTTTTACAGCTGTTTGCACATGCACATCAGGAGAGATGGTCTTCCCTGGTGGATGCGAAGCTGCGTCAGACACTTGTGACCAGAGATAATTATATCTTTAATACCAACTATGAGGGCGACCCGAAATCCGGAAAGGTCAAGGTCCCGGTAAGAGATACAGAAGTAACAGTGAAGGATTATAATAAGGCTACAGGAGTTGATCTGGAGACTGGAACCACGACTTACATGGATCTGAATATTGACCAGGACAAAGCGGTCAATGAGCTGATCGATGGCTTTGACGCTGCGGCAGTCCCGGATAATATTCTGGCTGACCGTCTGGATTCTGCCGGTTATTCCCTTGCACTGGAGATGGATCAGAAGTCCATTAACCTGCTGGAGACTACAAGCGGAATCAACGTGTGTGCAACCAAGACTGCAGCAACTGATCAGTCCGCATACAAGGAAATTCTTGCAGCAAAGACCTATCTGACCAGAAAAGGTGTGCCGCAGGCCGGACGCTGGCTGATCTGTTCTCCGGAGTTCATGGCAGTTCTGATGCTGGATGATCATTTCATCCGCCAGGGAGATCTGTCTCAGGAGCTGAAAAACGCAGGTGCGGTTGGATCTGTAGCAGGATTTGCTGTGTTCGAGACTGGAAACACCATGTATGAAGATACTAAGTTAGTGGCATCCAAGAAGACTACAACTGAGTTTATTGCAGGTCACCCGAACTGGTGTCACCGTGTCCAGGAGTGGGGAGTGGATGTGCATGCACAGGATCTTGCCGGATCTGGAAAATACATCGGAGCATCTGCGGTGCAGGGTCGTAAGATCTACGGTCTGATGATTTCTAAACCGCAGACTGTGTATGTGAAGAGAACGGAGGCCGCTGCTTAAGGGGAGCTGATAAAATGGCATATGTAGATGAGGTATACTACAATGATTCTTTCAGTGGGGAGCCAGTCGATACGACTGACTTCCCTTCTCTTTGCCGTCGTGCAGAAGAGATCATTGAGGAGATGACATTGTATCGGGTCACTCCGGTTACGTTTCCGGCGATGCCCGAAGACATGCAGACACGGATAAAGGATGCTGTGTGCGCACAGATAGAGTATCTGGATGCAAACGGCGGAGCTGATCTGGATATGGGAGATGGTCTTGCCGGGGCATCGCTCGGAAAATTCAGTTACACAGGTGCATCTTCCGGATCCGGTTCGACTGTTCAGTCAATTATTGCACCAAGAGCGGAGCGGATCCTGTGGCCAACAGGACTGACGTATAGGGGAGGGAGAGTATGAAACCGATACCTAAACGACTGTTAATCCATACGGTTACACTGCACAAGGTAGCAAAGAAGGATGCCTGGGGATCTGCGACATTGAATGAGGGTACAGAGCTTACTCATGTTCGCCTGGAACCGTCAAGTAAGATCGTCCGGGATAAGAACAATGCGGAAATCCAGCTGGCGGCAACATTGTTTTTTGATTGCAAATATAGCTGCCCTACAGAGATGGAGATTCAGCTGGATGATATTGTTGTCTTCAATGGTCAGAAGCTCCGTGTACAGCTCGTAGAGCCTCTGTACGCAGAGAAAAAGCTGCATCATTACGAGATAGGACTGGTGAAGTATGCCTAAAATAAGCACAAGAGTTACCTTTGACAAGAAAGCCGCAGCCGCACGGATCCGGGCGGTTGCAAATGATGCACTGACGGTCATGGGAAACCAGGCATTGAAAGATGTTACTCAGTATGTACCGCTTGATCAGGGGACACTGCAGTCCAGCGGCCTGTCTTCCAGTGATAGAGCCGCGCATGATATGAAGTTTGACCTTCGGTGGTCGACACCCTATGCCCAGTATCTTTGGCATGGTGATGTCATGTATGGAAATCCTACAAGCAGGACATATGGTCCGGAGAAACTGAGTTTTACCAGTGCCCTTGCCAGGGAAGAATGGGCGAAATATGCCAGAGAAGTGCATGGCGAAGATTGGAAGAAAGTCTATCAGGCAGCCTTGAAGGAGGGATTGAAGTGACACCATTGATTGAGTTTATGGAAACTCTGAAAAGGACTGCAGAGGAAAACTGTTGTCTTGGATCAGAAGTCTCGCTAGATGAACTTCCGGCGGGCGGCGGTATTTATGCAGAACCCGGAGAGGGATCAACTGCAGATACCACTTATAATAAAGCGGAGATGAAGACAATCCCTGTTTTGTTTTTATGCAGGAATGAAAGCCAGCAGAAATGTCTTGAGCAGCTGGAGAGCATTTGCAATTATTTCCAGAAGCTGAAGAAACATCCAAATGGCGAGTCTTTCAGTTGGCTCAATACGGAGATTGCAAAGTATCCTTCCAAAATTGGAAGAGACGAGGATGGAACTTATCATTATTCCTGTATATTGCGTTGTTTATTATATTTTTAGAGGAGGAAAATCATGAAAATGAATCTTCAGATGTTTGCGGAGCCGGATCTCCCGAAAAGTCCGATTGCTCCGGAAATCAACTATGAGACAAAAGCCTATATCAACACAACACCAGATACCGAGGCATCCCCTACATGGGCAGACATGGGAAATCTCATGAAGAATATGTCTCAGGCCCTTAATGAAGTCCTTTCCCAGAACAGCTATTATGCGGATTTGGGATGGGGAAGTACGGCCGTGACAGGTGCTCAGATGACGCTCACTGTAACTGGTGACGTGAAACCTGGGGATGCTGCTTGCGATTATATTCTGTCTGATAAAGTTATGTATGGCTTTGGAGCAGCGCGTCAGACTCATCTGAAACTGGAGAAAGGTAATAAGATTATTATCTGGCCGATCACACTGGCGAACATTACACCGGCATACGGAGATGCGAATCAGCCGAATGCGCTGACTGTCACGGTCCACGGAAACGGGAAGCCTGCTATTGGAACAAAATCATAAGTCTTGGCGGGGGTCTATCTCCCCGCCCTTTTTGGAGGAATGAAAAATGGCATACAAAGCAAAGAGACAGGATCGGGTAATTGAAGACCTTGAACTGTGCGGATCTGACGGAAAAGTTGTTAAAACAATACATGTGGAACTGGATGCCGATAACATGGTTCGGAAACTATCAGAGAAACATGTAGCTTTGATCAATGCGCTGAAAAACGTGCAGGAAATCAAAGATGCCAGCACAGCGGTAGAGAAAGCAAGCGCTATAACAGTTTTGGGAATGGCGGTGATAGATTTGTTTGAAGCTGTGTTTGGAAGAGAAGATGCTGAGTGTATTCTTGATTTTTACGGAAACCGGTATGTAGAAATGTGCCAGGAAGTTGTTCCATTCATCACACAGATTGTGATCCCGGAAGTCCGGAAGATTGCGAAGCAGAACAAAAAAGCTGCACTGGCCGGATACAGCCGTAGAAATTCTATATTTAGTGGGTTCAGAAAATGAGCCTTCTAACGGAGTATCCATCCAGGTGGGTGAGGTATGGCAGACACCAGATCCGCATGTGCTGCAGTTATGACAATGTGCTGGAAGTGCAGAGGCTTTACAGGGATGCGGGCTTGTCGGATCTTGAGAAGGCAGATCAGGCACTGGTTATGCTGACAGGAAGTCCATTCCGGTTATGGCTGATGGGTGAAGGGGACAAGATCCAGCTTCTCAATAAAATTTACGAGGAACAGATTCGGATTCCGAAGAAGCCATCTGTGGGTAAGCAGATCCGGTCATTCGACTTTGATCTGGATGCAGAATATATCTATGCTTCCTTCCTGCAGGATTACGGTATGGATCTTGTGAGGGAACAGGGGAAACTGCATTGGAAGCAGTTTGTAGCATTGTTCCAGGGGCTGACCAGCAGGACCAAGATCAAGGAGATCATGCGGATCCGCGTGATGGATGTCCCGGAGTCTAACGGGCATAACCAGAAAGAGATTCAGAATATCATGGAGCTGAAGTCTTATTATGCGCTGCCTGTTGAAGGCGGTGGTGGTCAGAGTGGCTTGAATGCATTGTTTGCAGCTCTGGAAGCGGAGGCTATGAGATGATGGATAAGAAAAAAGTAAAATGTCCCTATTGCGGGCATGAACAGAATATTTTGTATGGTCCCCGAGCAATGTGCCGGGGCATTTTTATACGCTGTAAAGCAAGGCAATGCAGAAAAGAATTTGAAATCACGATAAACCAGGACAGGTAGTGCCTATGTGCCGATGTCTGATTTGCAAGGCAGAGGCAGGTGAATGGCATGGCTGTGAAGGGCGAGGTCACGTATGAACTCCGGGCGGACGACAGTAAGCTGGAGTCAGATCTGAAAGAGGCACAGAAAAAGGTTGAGCAGTCTACGGAGAAGACTGCAGATAAAATAGAGCAAACCGAGGAAAAAACTTCTAAGACTGTAAAAAAGGAAAAAGAAGATGTTACGGATCATCATAAGCAGCAGAATGATGAGAGATGTAAGGACGATCAGGAGACAGGAAAAAAACGGGAAGAAACAGAGCATGAGACCAGTGAAAAAATAAAATCTATTGCGTCTGGAACGGCGAAAGCGATTGGGGCGGGAATGGCAGCTGCTGCAGCTGGTGCTGTTGCCCTTGGAGGATTTGCAGTTAAAAGTGCCACAGATATGGATCAGGCAATGAACCAATTCATATCGTCCACTGGAAAAAGTACAGAGGAAACACAACGGTATCAGAATGTCCTTGAGGATATCTATAAAAACAATTATGGTGAATCCTTTGAAGGCATTGGGGATGCCATGTCGCAGGTCATCAAACAGATGGGGGATATGGATGATCAGTCCTTGCAGGCTGTTACCGAATCCGCATATGCGCTGAGAGATACCTTTGAGTATGAAATCCCGGAATCTACACGAGCAGCAAAAGCCATGATGGATAACTTCGGAGTATCTGGAGAGCAGGCCATGAGCCTTATTGCGGCCGGTGCCCAGAACGGACTGGATTATTCAGGAGAATTGCTGGACAGTATTTCAGAGTATTCGGTTCAGTTCGGAAAGCTGGGACTCAGTGCGGATGACATGTTCAGCATCTTCCAGGAGGGGGCTGAGTCCGGTGCCTGGAATCTGGACAAGATTGGTGATGCGGTCAAAGAATTTTCTATCCGTGCGATTGATGGAAGTGAGACCACAAAAGCCGGATTTAAAGCACTTGGTCTGAATGCGGATGAAACGGCTGCGAAGTTTGCAGCAGGTGGAGATACGGCAAAGGAAGCCTTTCAGGAAGTTGTAAAAGGACTTTCTGAGATGGAGGATCCGCTGGCGCAGAATACTGCTGGTGTCAATCTTTTCGGCACCATGTGGGAAGATTTGGGACCGGAAGCGGTCGCAGCTCTTGCCAGCATATCTGATGGTGCTTATGATGCTGCAGGAGCAATGGATCAGATTAAAGAGGTCAAATATGATGATCTTGGATCCATGTTTGAAAGTCTGAAGCGTAGCGTGGAGATGTTAGCCCTACCGCTCGGAGAAGAGCTGATACCGATTCTCAGTGAGCTGATCGAGGCGGTGCTACCGATGGTAGAAGAAGCATTGCCGCCTCTGGCAGATGCAGCGGGAGAGATGATACAGCAGTTGAGCCCTATGATTGAAGAGCTGCTTCCGGTGCTAATGGATTGTCTGTCTGATTTATTGCCACCTTTGATGGATATCGTAAATGAGATTCTGCCGGTGTTGACAGAGCTATTTTTGGAGCTGATTCCTCCGATTGTAGAAGTGGCGGAAGCTCTTCTGCCAGCATTGTTGGATATCATCAATGCGCTATTGCCTATTATAGAGGCTTTACTTCCAGTTTTGGAACCACTGATCGAATGTTTTACGAGTCTGTTGGAACCGATACTTGCGTTAATAGAAGAAGCTCTGGTGCCGTTGCTAGAAGCATTGGAGCCTATTATCGAGTGTATCTTAGAGCTGGTGATTCCAACACTGCAGATTTTACTTTCAGTGTTTGAAGAAGTTTTTGAGGGAATTGTGTCATCTGTAAGTGGGCAGATCCAGCGAGTTACAACGGTCATGAAGGAACTGATGGCCTTTATCAAGAATGTATTTACTGGAAACTGGAAGGCTGCCTGGGAAAATGTACGGAAGATCTTCACGACAATCGCAGAATCCATTGGAGAATTTTTCAAGATTCCAATAAACCGAATGATCGACCTTGTCAATGGTTTTATTGACGGCCTGAATAAAATTAAGATTCCAGACTGGGTACCTGGTTTTGGCGGAATGCATTTTAACATTCCAAGAATCCCGAGGCTTCGCATTGGTATGGATTATGTTCCGGAAGATGATTATCCTGCATTCCTGCATAAAGGAGAGGCTGTCCTTACTGCAGAAGAAAACGCAAGATTGCGAGAAATCGGCGGTGTATGGGGACTCCATTCTGCGGTTACTACAGCACCGGAGGTTAATGATCGTATGAGTCGGGTCATGGTTGAAAACATGGCAGCGAATGAGGGAATCGACTATGATCGTCTGGGGACAGCAGTTGCTGATGCTCTCATTGATGGAAATGTGAGATTCGTGATCGACGGCCGCGAGTACGCGAGACTTGAAAAGGAGATCAACTGATGAAGATATGTTATAAGAACCATAACGGGCAGATTCTGGATCTGATGAAGTGGCCGTATATGATTAGCGAGTCTGATATCCTTGGATATGAATGGTCTTATACCGCAACAGAATATACAGGGAATCGGAGTGGATCCACAATATCGGATGTAAGGAAAAAGACGGCAAAGGGATCTGTAAAAATTGCCGTTTCAGCCAGATCAAACCAGGAATACACAGCAGCTCTTAATACACTTCTGTCTGTGACAGAATCGGATATCATGGCAGGTGTGCCAGGAATGTTGTATGTGGATGATTATTATTACACTTGCTACGTGTATGGCAGTTCAAAAAAAGAATGGGAAGGCATGACGGCATTCCTGATCAACACTTTGAAAATAGTATCCCCTTATCCATATTGGTGCAGGGAGATATCAAAGTCATTTCTTAAAAACGGAGCTACTGCTGTAGTTGAACGTGCAGCGGACACGTACCTGTTTTATCCGGTTGCGTATCCGTATCGATATTCGATGCCTGGTAATGCAGGATTCATAAATAATGATCATTACGGAGAGTGCGACTTTAAGATGATCATCTATGGTCCGTGTACAAATCCGGTGATCCGCATCAATGGCCATGCGCATGAAGTCACAGCGACTTTGTATGCAGGGGAATACATCCTGATTGATAGCAGGGATCATACCGTATACAAGTATCTGATCGATGGCAGGAAGCAGAACCTTTTTAATCAGCGGAATAAAGAAAGTGACCTGTTTCAAAAGGTGCCGTCTGGTCGTTGTGCTGTCCTGTGGAATGCCGCAGCATTTGGATTTGATTTGATCTTCTTCCAGGAAAGGAGCGAACCGGCATGGAATTTATCTTAGCTGATCAGGATCGTATGGAGCTTGGAATATTATCTGCAGCAGCATCTTTGGACATTGATCTGTCCAGGGATGCTGAAAACTCAGAGGGAACCAATGATGGACAGATGACAGTAACGGCTGATGAAGGGATAGAATATGGAATGTATATCTTTTCTCCTGGCAGTGAGTTCGGCGGACGGCTCCTGGATCTGAAGCGCAGCACAGCATCAGAGAGCCTTGTTTGGTATTTTGATACCTGGAGGAGAATGCTTGGACAAATTATCATTGAGCCCCCAGAAGGACAGGCTTATAAAATGGTGAAGGGTGATGCGCACACAGTCCTTGCCGAGCTTCTGACGGGCATTTCTGGTGGTTTGTTTACAGTGCCGGAGGAATTGTCTGGTATCACTGTATCCGGGCAATTTGACCGGTACACAACGCTTCTGGATGGTATGAATAAGCTGCTGGAATCATCCAGTGCAAGATTGCAGATTCAGGCTGTTCAGGGTGGTACCGGTGATATATTTAAGGTTGAAGTGTCTGCTGTACCTATTGCTGATTATAGTGCAGAAATTGAGTATAGCCAGGATAATAAGATCGATCTGACAATCCGGGATTACCGGCGGGGGATCAACCATCTGATCTGCCTTGGTACCGGTGAGTTAACAGAGCGCATGGTCCGGCATCTGTATGTGCAGGCAGATGGCAGTATTGGGACGGTACAGTATTATACCGGGCTGGATGAACGGACTGCAGTGTATGATTATCCAAATGCAGAGGATGAAAACGAACTGCTGGAATCCGGAAAAGAGCAGCTTCAGGAACTTGCGAGTTACCAGAAACTGGAGCTGTCCGTGTCTGATGAGCTGGATCTGGCGATTGGAGACATCATTGCTGGACGAGATCGCTTGACGGGGCTGTATCTGAAAAAGCCTATTGTTAATAAGGTCTTAAAAATCAAGAAGGGGAAAGAGACCATATCTTATAAAGTGGAAGGAGATAACTAATGCAGATAATTGATGGATATTGTAATGAACCGAATATCTTTGCTGATGATATCGGAGAATATAATACAGCCATTTGGGGAACCAGAGACTGTGTTCTTCCGGCCGGAGAACGGCTGGGTTATGAACTTGTCAGCAATAATGAGATCAAGATCAAAGATGGTGTATTTTCCACACAGGGGCGCCGTGGTGTGATCAAAAAAGGCGCTACAGAAAGCTGCATTATTGAAAATGGTACCCAGGCAGAAAACAGAAATGATCTGATCGTAATCGAGTATGCAAAGGACTCTTCCACGCTGGTAGAAAGCCATACCTTAAAAGTGATCAAAGGTACACCGGGAGAGGCCGCTACGGATCCGGATGTTGTGACTGGAGATATCCAGGCGGGTGACGTCCTGCATCAGATGCCTCTGTATCGTGTCAAGCTGGAAGGACTGAATGTGGTTGCAGTGGAAAGACTGTTTTCTGTAGGCAACAATGCTATTGGAAAAGAATTTGATCCGGATAAAGACTATGAGATCGGAGATCTGACTCTCCAGTATAACAAGGCGTGGAAATTCAAAGTAAAACATCTGGCCGGTGCATGGGATGAAAGTCAGATGGAAGAGACGGATGTTTTGACCGAGCTTGCAGCACAAAATAAAAATTTCGCCGAACTAAATGAGAACTTTGGTGGATTAGTTTTTGGACAGGATGAATCCGGTGCTTGGGGCTACAAAGTAGGAGGTGCTGATCCAGTGATCCCTTTCGGCGGCAGCCTTAAGCCACTTGTGCTCAAAGCAAGTCAGTCATATACAGCAGATCAGTCTGGATATGTGCTTGCATTTGGAGCTGCAGCCAATGGAAATGGCAGTAACCTTTGCAGTGTAACAATTAAAAAAAACGGAAATGCAGTAACTCCCAAATTTGCTACAGCAAATAGTCTCAAATTAGGAGCCGCATGGATTCCTGTAGACAAAGGTGATGTCATATCCATTATACCTAAAGGAGTAAATTCAAATTACCAGGCAAGTATGATTTGTTTTATTTGAGAATTATGCTGAGAAAATGACTCCAATATTAGAATTGATGTTTGTGTAATTTTATTATTACCACTTTAATTCACCATATATATTTTAGCTGAAAATTTCTGTATAACTGATGCTCTCACATTTGTCGTGTTATCCATTAGACATGCTAATTGTGATAATCCGGATACAGTTAAAATTCCTGTGGATTGGTCATATGATTTTGATAACGTTGCTCCAAGTGCTGCTCCGGCACTTCTGTTTCCTCCACTAGTATTTACTGTCTGTGCTTTCGGAAAATAATAAGATTCGACAATAAAATTGTCGACTGTTAATTTTTTATAATCGGTTGTTACATAACTAGTAATATTAATCGCACCATCTCCAGTTATAGATGTTAATAATTTAACTCCTCCTTGCTTAAAAGGGATAACTGGATCGGCACCTCCTACCTTGTAGCCCCAGTTGCCATCTGCATCCTGAGCAAATGTCAGATTGCCAAAATTTTTATTTTGCTCAGGTTCGTCATGACGCTCAGATGCACCTACACATCAGCCTCACAGACACAACAAACACACTCGACTGAGCCGAGTGTCACACCCACCATATAAACTTAAAGATTTACGATGCCAGATACATCCTGTGCTCCGCTTTAACCTTATGCTGGTCCACTGTACAATAAATCATTGTGGTATTCGGACTGCTGTGTCCGGCCAAACACTGCACGTCCTGAAGTGGCATCCCCCGGTTGGCTGCATTGGTTAAAGCCGTGCGTCTGAATCTATGTGGATGCACTAACTTAACCCCAGCCCGTTCTCCCAATGTCCGCAGGATCTCTTCTATCCCACTTCTGGTCAGCCTGTTATACGGCACTTTGCAAGATACAAACAATGCCGGATCCGTATCTGCTCGCCCCAGCAAATATGTCTGCAGGTGATATGCGGCAGTAGCATTCAAATACACAGCTCTTTCTTTTCCACCCTTTCCGTGCACAATACAGCCGTTTTCTACAAAATCAATATCCGACCTATTAAGTGCTGCAACCTCTGATACCCTAGCCGCTGTGCTGTAAAGCACGTCTACCAGTGCTAAATCACGTTCCCTTTTACAACTACACCGGATCTTTTCCCGTTCCTCATCTGTGTATGGCTTCTTTATAGTCACATCATACTTAATCTGATCCAGCAGTTCTGCCGGGTTCTCCGATATGTATTTGCGACGTCGCAACCAGCCAAAGAATGTCCTGAACACAAGCCTCTTGTAATTCAGATATCGGTTGCTGAGATTCCGGCTATACTTCTGTCTGGCCAGATGCAACATCAGATCCTCATCTGTGATCTCTATGATTGGCTTCCGGATATCATCCAACAATATCCGGATATGCATACTATAGGTCTCAATCGTCCCTTTTGCTTTTCCGGCCACGATGAGAGCCTGAAAGAACTTCTTAGCATAATCCCAGTTATCATATACTTCTGTTGACAACTGGGTCTCTTCCCGAGTCACCTGATATCCTTCCAGACTTATTACCAGTGCTGACTTTAGTTCCTGCAGTTGTTCTGGATCCAGCTTGTCCGCCATTCTGTTCAGTACTTTTTCCACCACTTCCGTCTTCAAAATACCGCCTCCTTCCTGATACTGAAATCGTACCAAGTTGGAGGCGGTTTCCTCAACAAAATAAAAATTTTGAGGCACTAAATGAGAAGTTGGAAGTAGATAAGATTATTATGGATACAGTTCTTGTCACCT